GTACCGGAGATCATGATGGAGCGCCCGGTAGTCCATATGGCAATGAATCACGTCGGCCGTCATCGCCAGCAGCTCGACCGTGCGGTTGTGCAGCAGCCCGTCCCATTGGCGTAGCGAGCAGTGCGGGTTGCTATCGCCCCACCGCACCATCGCCGACACCACGCCCTCGGCCGTATTGGCCGCGCTGTGGTACCGATACACGCTTGAGCCGGGATCGTATTGCGTGAGTTGCAGCACCCGCACCGCGTTCGTGGTGACCGGCGCCGCCTCATATGTTGTTGTGTGCCACCCGTCCGGCGTCAGCACCCGCCCGCCGGCGTCGTTCCAGAGCCGCGTCGCCGTCGCCTCATCGCACACCAGCGACTGACCTGTCAGCCCTTGTCGCTGCGCGGTGCGCCAATGCGCCGCCGCTTTCGGCTGCATCGCCTCGAAATACGCGTCTGGGATCACGAACCCGAACGCCACCAGATCCACCACGCGCGACCGCGGCACGGTAAACCATTCGCCCACCATCCGCCGCGTGTCGCCGATAATGCACTCCGTCAGCGCCATCACTGGCGTCAACGGCCCGGCCTCCGGTGGAGCCGCGACCGTCGCGACCCCACCGGATACCGTATCCAGCCCCGTCAGATCAGGACGAAGCAGGGACATCGAGCACGACGAACGGCGAGTGCGCGTCCACCTTATTGCCGCTGCTGTCGACCTTGTACGCGTACGTGGACGTCGGAAGCGGGATACCGCCGCCGCGCGCCACGAAACGGTACGTGGTCACGTCCTGGATGAACGCGACGTGAATGGACGACTCAACGGTCAACGCCTGACGCAAGCCCATCGCGTAGAAGTCGCCGTTCACCAGCGCCACGTCGCCCTTGGTACCGAGCGTCGGGAGCAGGTCCGTCACGATCACCGGCAGACCGAGCAACAGCATCTGCGGCTTGTCGCGCAGGTTCGCGAGCCAGGTGACCATCGTGTTGTTGGTCGTCTGGAGCGCGAACAGCTTGTTCAGCACGCGACGCGAGATCATCCACGCCGAGTTCGGTCCGTGCGTGTGCTTCTCGTACATGTTGAACGCGTCCGCCGCCGTGAACGTCGTCGACGTCGCGCGGTTGACCGCGATCAGCGAACCGTTATTGGCGTTCAGCGCGCCGAGCGGCTCGCTCGAGCCCGACCCGTCGATCGTGATATCTTCGTTGATTTTGTTTACGATCTGACCGCCGACCGCCGTCGTCACTTCGCTCGGCAGCTCGCCGGTGAAGTCGTCGCCGAGCAACTCGTCGCCGAACTGCGTGATCGCGGCGTACTTGTACATCGTCAGCAGACGCTGGCCGAAGGTGGGCTCGCGCACCGGCTTCGTCGCGCCTTCGCCGACAATCGACACGTTGGCGATTTTACCAGCCATTGGACGGTTGAGCGTCGTCGTGCCTTCGTCCTGCACCAAGTACGGGATGCGGAGCGAACGGCCCGGCACGTTGTAGCGCCGCGCGTACTGGAACAGACCCGGCTGCTGGTTGCTGACCGAGAAGATCTCCGGCACCTGCGTCAACGGGAGCAGGTACTCGCCGCCGTTCGTCGAGCCCGTGATCGTACGCGTGAACTGGTCGACCTGCTTCAGCGCCGCCGCTTCCGCCGCGTTAGCCGGCCCGCGCGTCGCCGCCCGGATGTAGCTTCCCACGTTGGAAAAGGCGTTGACGATCGTCGACCGGACTTCCTGCATGGCGTCGCCCATGTTGGCGAACTCCGTGCGCTCGCCGCCGGCATCGACACGCACCAGCCCTTCATCGCCGCCCTGACGCGCGACCTCGGCATCGGCCGTGAACTCGGCCGCCGCCTGCGCCCGCATCTCGAGCGAGCGAATGGCGCCCGTCATCTTTTCCACTTCCTCGGCCGTGTACGAATTGGTCGCGTCGACCAGATCGTGACGGATCTTGTGGGCCTGCTCGCGCAGCTCAGCGGCCGCGCGGTTCTTCGACACCAGTGGCGCCTTCATAGTTGTGTCCGTGTTAGTAATTGAAACTGGATCGCACCGCGGACATCCGCTGCGCGTGTGAGAGATGCCGCGAGTCGGCGGCGTTCGGCGCGCTCGAATCCGTCGCGGTCGCGGGCGTCGTCGGCCCGTTCGCGTTCGCATTGAGCACCGTAGCCCCGTCCCCGTCATCGGTCCTACTCCCTACGTACCGCACCAACAATCCCGCCCGCGTCTCGGCCGGCAACGCGTCCAGCGCCGCCGCCGCCGCCATCGTTAGCAGCTCCACGTCGCTCCGCTCGAGCGCCGGGACCGCCTCGGCCCGCGCCGACGTCACGTCCGCGCCAGGCACCGCTGGCATCGGCGTGATCGAGACTTCGCGCAGCTCAATCTCCAAAAACCGCTCGGCGACCCGCCCGTCGATCGTGACCGTCTCGGCCTTCCGCGGCACGAACCCGATCGAAAACCCCGTCGACGCGCCGGCCGCGATCACCGTCTTGACGTAGTCCAACGCCGCCCGACCTTCCGGCGTGTCGAACAGATCGGCCGTCATCATCAGACTGTCGCCCATCTCCTGCATCATCGACACCACGCCGACGTGCGCGCCCGTGCGCCGTTCGTGATCCATTAACAGCGGCACCTTCCGCGCTGCCACCTTGCCCGCGATCGTCATCTTCGCGCACCCGCGCGCGAACAGCGTCCCGTAACTGTCAACCGTCTCGTACGTCAGCGCTACGCCCGACACGCGACCCGCCACGCCGTCCGGCAGCGTCGCGTCCGCTCGCATCTGGACGTGCGCGTCGGACTGAAAATAGACCTGCGGCTTCGGTCGTGCGCTCATATCGGAGCCTCGTCTACGCTTGTGATGTACGGCGCCAGCACGCACCGACAGTTAATAACCTCGGCCGCATCGCCGGCCGGATCGAGCGGATACATCAGACCGTTAGACGCAAACGGTTGATCAAACGGGATGACGCCCTCAGAGGCGCAACCTTCCCGCGCTCCGTGCGTTGGACGCGTTTTGTTATCCTCAAACGCGAGCCACTCTTTCGACAGATAGATGCCGTCCGCCCTCGCTTGGTCCCACGTCCCCTGCGACATCGCGCCGGCCGACTCCGTCCGCGCGATCGTCCGGGACCGCGCGTCCGTAATCATCTCGTTATAGACCGACGCCTGCACCAGCCGGCCCGTCTCCTTCACCGACAGTCCGGCCAACTCCGCCGCGCGAATCGCCGCGAGCACGTTGTCCGACGTCGTCTTGCCCACCAATTTCGCCAACCGCTCGGACCGCTTGTCGATCGCCGCGAGCACTTCCGGCGATTGCAGCGAGAACGACAGCCCGACGCCGGCCACCTGGCGCGCGCCGACCATATACATCTCGCCAATGAGGTCGAGATACGCCGCGCGCCACGCCTCGTAATACTCGCCGCCCGGCTTGTATCCGGCCTTAATGCGCCGCTCGATCTCCGCGAGGATCTCGTCGGCCGTCTTATACGCGCGCGAATCCACGCCGAACAGCGCGCCGACTTCCGTCCGCTCCGCCGCGAACCGCGTCATCGCCGTCGTATAGTACGGCTCTTCGCGCCGCGTGAGCTCTTCCATTGCGCGCGACCAAAGCTGATACCGCGGCTCGGCCTGTAACTCGTCCGGCGTCAGTCGCTCCCACCACGCGCGCCCGTCCGACTCTTCCATCGGCTCGCCGTCTTCGTCCTCGTCTTCGTCCTCGCCCTCGTCGTCGTTCGGCCTTGGCTTGACCGCAAAATTGACGCACGCGTCGACCATTGCCTGCACCGCGTCGGGCTTGAGCTTCGGGAACGCCGCCAGAATTAACTGGACAACCGCCGCCGCCGGCAGCTCGGCCGTCATCACCGATTCCAGCAGTTCCGCGACCGCTTCGATCTGGTCGCCCGACATCGCGTCCTCAGTAAACGACCGCACCACGTCCGCACGCGTCAACGCTCGGCCGTCGATCGTTTCCTCGTCCGCGTCGAGCTCGGCCTCCTCGACCTCGGTCACCATCGGACCCGCACCACCGCCCGGAGGCGGCGCCTCAACCGTCGGCGTCGCGTCCATCACCGCGCGCGGGTCAATCACCGCGACCGCCGCCGGGACCAGCGTCGTGCCACTCGACAACGCGATCGTGTCCGTCGGCTCCGGCACCGGCGACAGCTTGAGCGCGCGCCGCGATTCCTCCCACGTCCGGAGCCCGACCTTAAACTCGGACTGCACGCGCGTCGACGTGACCACGTCGTTTTCGACCAACGCCGACAACACTTCGCTATCGTACGCGATCCACACGTCGCCGAACTCCGGCGCAAGCCAATGGTTGAGCTCGTCCTCGATCGACGCGAGCATCGGCTCGATGGTATGCTGCACCAGCCGCATACGCGCCTCAACGTACTGCGCGCCCGACAGGCCCGCGTCCGACGTCGCGCTGGCAATGCCGATCATCCTCGGATCGACGCCGAACGCCGCGCAGATATCTTCACGCGACACGCGCCGCAAGTCTGGAAACTCCAAATCGGACAACGTAAACCCGAGCGGCTTAATGTCTTTGACCGACCCGAAGAACGCCGGCGTGCCGCGCTTGCCGCGATCCACCACCCGCGCCCGGTATCGGTCCTGCATCGCCGTCGCGTCGTCCTGCGTCGCCTCGTCCGATAGCATGACGGCAAACGTCGGCGTGCCGTCGTTGGTGACAACCTGCCGTACGTACTGTGTCGCCTCGTTGTCGGCCGTCATCGACGCAATCGCCGTCGCGCCGCGCGGGAACCCAAAAACGTCGGGATAATACGGCCGCGGCATATCGAGATCGCGGAAATGCAGCACGTCCTCGGCTGGCACCTGGACAATCACGCCCGCCCAATTGCCGTAATCGTAGCGCCGCGGATCGCCTTCGGCGTCCACCCACACCGATTGCAGCGATTCCGGATTAATCGAACGGATTGCCAGCGGCTTGCGTCCCGGCGCCGGCCGCTCAAGCTGCATCATCGCGTTGCCGTAGCCCAGAAAATCGACCGCGATCCGCGCCCGCATCGCGCGCGCCGTCATCCTCGGACCGGGATAGTCGAGCAACCGCTGCAACGGATGGTCCGCCGGCACCTTCGATTCCTGCAACCCGCGCTCTCGCAGCACGACCAACGGCACCGACGCCACAATGTCCGCGACCGCGCGGATACACGCGTGAACCACCGGATGCTTGCTAAAGCCTTGCGTGCGCACCGTGGCGCCGTCTGGCTTGTATTCCTGCGGGTTCGCTGTCCTGACAAGCGACATACTGGCCATCGCGTTCAGCTTCGCCGTGCCGACGCCCATTGCGGCCGACGATCCGCCCGCCGTCGTCGGCGTGATCGCGCGCGCCTCGGCCGTCCCGCGCAGCGCCGCCAACGCCGTTGTCACTCGCGCCAAGAACGGCGCCCTTAGTTCGTCAGCCATAGAGTCCGGCTAGAGTAATCGCTCCCGAATGCTACCGACCCAAACCGCGCGCGGCAACATCGCGCCGCGTCACTGTTGACACCCCAGCGCGATTACACGACAAACGGCGTTGCGCCCGTCAAGAGCAGCGCCGACAGCCCCCAGACCAGCGCGTCGACCCGGTCCGGCGACGTCAGACTCGACTCCGGATTGAAGCCCGCCATCTGCGATTCGAGCAGCGGGAACGACCCGCAATGATAGATCCGGCCCTCTTGATACAGCGAATAGACCGGCTCCGCGCGCGCCAGCTTGCCCCGGCTCGCCTTCACGTCAATGATCCGGACCCCGTGCGCCCGATCGCCGAGCGACTTAATCACGGCCGTGACCATGTCGCCGCCCTGGTTGGTCTCCGCCACGATCGACCCCTTCCACCGCCGCGCCGCCTCGATCGCCACCGTTGCCCATTCGTTCGGCGTGTACCGGCCCGACAGATCTTCCAGCACGTAGCCTTTCCGGTGCCGGTCCGCCCCGACGACCACGATCCCCGTCTCGTCGCTGGACTCGTTTGCCGTGATCGCTGGGTCGATCGCCACTAGCACCCGCGTCATATCGTCCGGCCGGCTCGAGATCCGCGCCCGATCGATCTCGGCCCGCGTCCAGAGCAGCCCCGACACCTCGCGCCGCCACTGGCCGGCGTAGATATGCGCGTACCGCGCCGGGTTGTCCGTCCGCGTCTGCTCAATCTTCGCGAGGAAGGAATCGCTTAAATTCTCCCGATTGTCCTCCCACGTCGTATGCAGATACAGCGTATCCGCCCGCCGAGACGTGACGAACAGCCCGTGTAGAAAATGGTCGACGCTCGATGGGTTGAGCGACAGAATCACGCGGTTCGGCTGCAATTGGGACCGGATCGAGTCGTCGATCGTGTCGAACGTGCGCCGGTCCACCAGCTCCTCGGCCTCGTCGAGCACCCACGTCGTCACGCCTTGAATCGACTTGAGCTTGGCGGTTTGGTTGCCGCTCGATGTTTTGATACCGCGGAACAAGATCCGGCTGCCCGTCTTGGTATTGACGATCTCTTTTTGCGTGATTGCGAAGTCGTCGCCCTTGCCCAACCGCTCAATCTTATCCACAAACTCCGGGATAATCGACGCGCCCGCCGACTCCATCGTCCAGCGCGTAAACAGAATGACGTGATCGGGTTCGTACGTCAGGTTCAGCAAAAACATGGCGAGATGCCACGACTTGCCCGACCCGCGCCCGCCCGTCATAAACGCGTACCGCCACGCCGGCCGCTGCTCGAAGAGCGCCCGATACGGCGCCAGCAGGACGACCGGCTCCGCGCTAGACCCGCTTGCGCTCACAATCCATAATCAGCAGCCAATCTTTATTTGCTTGCTTCCACGTATGCCGAATGCCTGCCACCTTGAGGAACGCCGAGATGGCCGATTGGCTGTACATATTGTGGAACGTGTCCGGCACGTCGGCGACCGTGTTCCACAAGATCACGTCCTTGCCCGCCTCGACATCGAGCCGCCAGAACACCGCGACCGCCGCCCGACGCGCCACCCGCCGCATTTCGAGCAGCGCCGTTTTGTAGCCTGGCAGATGCTCCAAAACGTGCCGGCAGTAGACGATGTCCATGCAGTCCGCCGGGTACGGCAGCGCCTCGATCGACCCGCACCGCACGTCTTCGAGCCCGCGAGCGCGCCCGTCCTCGACGATCGTCGGCGTCACGTCGACCGCGGAATAGCAGACCTTCGGCCGCTGCGACCACAACGATTCCCAATCGATATACGTGCCCGGTCCGCACTCCAGCACGTCGACCGTGCGCCTTGCCTTGCCCGCGATCTTATCCACAATCGCCCCGACCGCCTCGCGGCTCGACGCGTCAGAGTCGGCCAGCCATCCGGCAAACTCGGCCCGGCGCCGACTCAGGTTGTACTCCCACCACCCTTCGTAATACTTCACGACGTAAACGGTTTGCGAAACATCAGAAACGTCCACTGACCGTTGTTGAGTTCGCTTTTTTCGGCTTCGACGCTGGCAAAAACGCTGGTCCAGATATTGAACAGCGGCGGGTGCACGTCCTCGATGATATACCACCCGCCGGGCTCAACGCGCGGCCATAGGTTGCGAAAGGTGCAAATATTGGCGTCGGCCGTATGCAGTCCGTCGTCGATGATAATGTCAAACCGTTGCGGCCCGAGCGCCGCGTCGCACGCGGTTTTATCCGTCGAATCAAACAGCCGCGTCTCGATACGATGCTCAGAAAAAAGGCAATCGTCCTGCACGTCGCCGCCGGTGATCCACGAATTTTTAAAGTAATCGCGCCAGGCGCGGAGAGACGCGCCAGGACGATACGATGCGTTTTCCCCGTACACGTAGACCATTGAGGACGGGACGTTCGGGCGCATGGTGCCGATCCCGATTTCCAGTAGCTCAATGGCGTCGTCCCGTATCGGCCCAAAAATACGTTCATACGTCGGCGTGTAACCGTTTGCCGTTTTGTCTGATCCGTACCGCGCAAAACAATCGGCCAGACTTTCACGGTTCTTTTCCGATGGCTTCACCGCTGGTCGCTCCACATGATCGGCGGCGCGATCCGCTCCCCGCCGGACGTAACGTCGACCGTCTGCGACGCCTTGCCGAACGCGCGATCGAGCAACACCTCGGCCGCCCGGACGTCGCCTCGGACCGCCTTCGCCCGCAACGCCGCCAACGTCGCCTCCAGCGCCGTTACCCCGTCCTTTTCGTCCGCGAGCACCTTCGCCATCGCTTCGCGCAAATCGGGTAAACGTGGTCGCCCCTTCGGGTTACCGCTCTGTCCTTTCTTAAACCGCGTCGACGCCGGCGGGTTCTTATAGGTCATCTGATAGTTCCCTGTTTACAGGTTCAGCGACACGGTAAACGCGTTCGCCTTGCGCTTCGCTTTCTGGATCATCCCCGGATACGCCCGCGCCAGCCGCTTAATCGCGTCGCGCTCAACGTCGATCGTTCGGTAATCCTTACACCCGCCGTCCGTAGTCCAATGCTCGTTCTGCCAGTGACAATACCGAATCCCCAGAATACCGCCGTACTTGACGATATGCCGGAGGCAGATCTCGTAGTCCTCTTTGACCGCATACGCCGGATCAAACCGAAACTCCCCGTCGTTTACGATCCCCATGCACGACGCCGTGACGTACGTGCGCAGCAAGATTGGTTTAAACGGATACACCGACCGGATCGCCGCCTCCGTCTTAACACCCCATATCTTCCACCCCATCTGCGTCACCACGTCGAACGCGCGGACAAAAATCTCAACCCACTCCTGCGGATCTTTAATCGCAATCGGTTTGCCCTGCGTTTCGCCCATCTTCAGCCAGCCGGCGCGCGTTACGTCGTCATCCACAAATACGACCCACTCGTCGGCGGCGTTTTCTAAGATCCAGTTTCGCGTCGCCGTGATCCCTCGAACCGTTAACGGGACGCCGACCACGTTTTTTATCCCACGGTACAACCGGACCTCGTTTTCCGGGACAAAAAACGTCCCGGCGTCGCGCAATATGTTCTGCGTCGTCGTCTGTCCCGCTCTGTTCTTGCTCGGCACCGCAATCAGCACGACCCGTCACCCGCCGCGATCCGCGCTTTCGCGTCCGACCACCGTAACACGCGCTCTAATCCGACCGCCTCAAACGGCGATCCCGGCCGATACCCGCCACGCCGGACCATCCCGAGGTTTAACGTCGTCCTAAGGTCGTCCCACTCCGTCGAGTTTGGCTCCGCCATAATCACGATGTATTCCATCGTCGGCGCCAACTGCACCGATTGCGGAAAGTCGATCTCCTCGCCGTCCTCCGCCTCGTCGATCTCTTCCGGAATATCGACGCCCCATTTCCGGAGCGCGTCCTCGTCCCACTCGTTTGCCAAGGACTCCCACTCCCATTCGCCGAACCCGACGTTGTCCTTAATGACAAACTCGCGCTGCTGGTCCGGCGTGAGGTGATCGGCTCGGATCGTCGGCACCTCGCGCAACCCGGCCTCCTTCGCCGCCTTGAGTCGCATATTTCCGCCCAGCACGACGCCGTCGCCATCAACCACGATCGGCCGCAGCTCGAGCATTTGCGGAAAATCTCGGATCGACGCGACGAGTTTTGCGAACTTGTCGTCCTTAATCACGCGCGGGTTCTTTTTGTTGGGCTTAAGATCCTTAACCGGCACCATCGCCCACTGCCCTTGCGACGTCGCCATTACGCCGCCTGAGCCGGGTACGGTACGCCCATCGCCTCATGCTGCCGGCGCGCGAACAGGACGTGCATCATGTGGTCCCAGTGAATCGTCGACGTAATCAGCTTGCCACCGGACTGCGCGCGGATCGTCTCGACGCGCTCCATCGGCTCAGTATGTTCGTACATATCAGAAGGGGTTGAGGTTCGGGATGCCGGAAAAGGCTGGCGTCGCCGGGATCTCCGGCGGCTGCGGCACCACGTCCCGCCAGTATTGCGCCGGGATCGGACCGACCGGTAATCCCGCGTCCACCCGCTCGGCGCGCCACGCCAGGACGATGTCGAGCTCGACGCGCAGCTGGTGCCCGCCTCGCGTCCCGCGCCCACCGCTCGCGCGCACCGCCGCTTCCAGCGGCCGGCCGTGCTCGGTGTCCCCGGCGCCGGTCGCGACTGCTATCCGCTGGTACACCCGCTGCCGTGATACGCCTAAGATCCGCGCCGCGGCTGCGACCGACATCTCGGGGAGCGCGCTCACGCCTGCACCCCCAGATAGGCCATCAGAATATCCCACGCCGCGAGCGCCGACGTCACGACCGCCACCATCCAGCCCTTCGACCGTAACGCTTCGTGGAAATCGCTTTGCGTGACCGTCAACCGCCCCTTGCCCGTCGGCGACTTGAATTCGATGGCCAGCCCCGCCCACCCGCTGACCGGCACAAAGAGCACCCAATCCGGCGCCCCGGCCGTGACCCCCTCCGCTTTTAAGAGCGCCGCCTCGCGCGGTCCACGTCGTCCCCCGTTCGGGATCGCGCACGCCGGCAGATCCCGCGTCCGCGGATCCAGCCGAAACCGCTGCACAAACAGCCGTTGTTCGATCGCTTCCAGATGGCGCGGCTTGCGCCGCACCGTCCCACTTTCCGTCATCGTGTCCCCTCCGTCTGAATCCCGCTAAAAAGCTCGAGCGTCACGCGGAGCGCCTCGGCCGCGGTCGCTTCGTGCTCGGTCCCGATCGCCCGGTGCCACGCTAGGGTGCGCACCATCACGTCGGCCTGCATCGACGCGATGAGCCGGAGCCGGTCCGCGACCGCCGTCAGATGGCCGGCCGACTCCTCCGCCTGGCGCAGCTTCGCCGTCCGCCGTTGCAGCACCTGCGACAACTGCTCATACGTCGCGTCATACGCCGCCGCGAACGCCGTCAGCCGCTC